GTTTTTTTTGTTTTTAAATGGGTAATCAACACTACTCTTCCTCTTTATTTAAATTCTTCCCATTTGTTTGGTGCAAACCCCATGCTTACAAACTCACCATCTTTAAACACTACAGGTAGTGTTCTTAGGTTCATAGTAAGTAATTCATTTAACCCATCTAGGTTGTCATCTACATTCACCTCAGTAAATGTATGTCCTTTTCCTTTAAACCAGTTCTTTGCCATTTTGCAGGGCATGCAGTTGTTTTTAGTATAAATTTTAATCATTTTAAATTCCTCCTCTTACTTTAAATAATTTTTCAACTCTTTTGTTATTTGCCATAGAGCCGTTGGCGTTGAGTGTAACTTTAACCTCTTTACTCCAGATACATTCAAATTTGTCTTCTGGCATTTCATATTCGCTTATTAATACAGTGTTGTTTTTAGCTAGTTCAATAGCCCACTTATCAAATTCTTCATATGGAAATCCGCCAGTTGAATAAGATAATGTTTTTCTATATGGTGGGTCTAAATAGAAAACACAATTTTTATAGTCTAATGGGTTATAATCTGAAAAGGATTTACATTCAAAGGTAATATCTTGAATATTTGGTGATTGACGTTTTATTGAGCGTATCATTTGTGCTGGTACATCAGAACACTTTTTAGATTGAGGATAAGCGGAAAAATATATTGATCCAAAACTGCAGAAACCAGTCAGTCCTACGTACCAGTCAGGATAGCTTGTTTTGTTGTTTTTTACGTTGTTCCATTCTTCTTTGGTGAACGTATCTGGAATATGTGTTACATGTTTCTTATTATAGTTGTGTAACGCAATCAACTCTTTGTGTAAATCACTACCTATTTTATTATGATGTTTAATTTTATCAATCATATTTGCCCCACCTACAAATGGTTCTATATATGCTACTGTTTCATCTGTGATGTAGCTTTGGATAATTGGTGCTAATTCTTTACTAAGTCTGTTTTTACTTCCTACATATTGCATATTCCTTATTTCCTCCTTTAACTTTATGAATTAAGTATAACACCTCAGTTAAGAGGTGTCAATGGCTTTTATTTAATATAATAAATCTTTTATTCTCACCACCCCTTTGATCTAGATTATTAAAGTATGCTGAATTTAGATTGAAAAAATGTGTTGCTTCAATAAGCGATTCAAATTCATATTCTTTCTTGTTTGATTTATCCAGTATATTAATATTAATCTTGTTGTAATCTTTATTGATTGACTGTTCTAACATCGTAGCCCATCTTAAATTTTCAACTCTATTATCTATTTTATTACGATTAATATGATCAACGGTTGGTTTGTTATCTGGATTAGGTATAAAAGATTCTGCTACTAAGCGATGAACTTTCATATTTTGATTTTTACTGCCACTGTGTACCATATGGTATCCGTATGCATCCATACGATTTTTCAATGTCCTGTGACGAGTAATGTTTCGCACTATACCTAATGTTGATATAGTGTATTTATCACCATATGAGTTACTATATTTTAACCTTTTACTCAATATAGTTTTTGACTTCTGGGAATGTATATCCAAGTTTTTTAAATTTACGGTGAGCCTCCTCAATTCTAATCCTCCATTCTATACCTAACCACAGTTCCAGTGTATCTTCCACTTGGTTTATATAGTACTCTTTATCAACATCATCAATAGTTATCCATCCTTCACCAATGGCTTCATTGTCAATAGCATAATACTCAGGTGCATTAGGCAAGCCTTTAGTGTAAGAATCATTTCCAACAATTGTAGTACCTTCCTCTTCAATAACAGCTCCACGTTTTACTTTAAATATTTCAACAGCTTTATTAGGGTCTTTAATTGCAAAAACACGATTCACTTTTTGTGCTTTCCGTTCATTACCATAAACATCACGTACAATAGTATCATCAAAAGTATATCCTGTTTTAGTAATCATTTGGAATTGACGTAGTTCATCACATTCGTTGATAAACTCTTTATAATCTTTACCAGCAACTACATAGTTAATGAACGCATTTGAAACAATCGCTTTAGAAACTTTCAATCCATTTGTTAGACCAATAGCGCCTTTAAACTTCACTTTACCGTCTGATGTAACTGCCAAGTAATTATTGACGTCCTTCTGGAAAATGGCTTTAAAAGGATCATCATCTAAGGTGTAACCTGTTCGTTTCATCCAATCATTTGCGATCTCATCAATGGCGTTCTCATCTTCTTCACTAAATGGGATATAATAATGAGCGTCTGTATTTGATTGAATGATAGTAGCATGGTCTTCAATCTTTTCTAGTAAATCCCACATTGCCATTTGACCTGTGATACAAACAAGTAATCGCATGCGTGGATCATACAATTTGTTAAACTCAGCTCCCATTGCTCCATATTTAGTATTTAGAGGTAGTTTATAACCATTAATTAATAGCTTGGTTGGAATTTTTACCCCTTTAATTTCAGTAAATTCCTTATTTGAGTATTTAGCCTCCATACGTTCATCAAGTAACATTTGATAAATATGCCGTTTGTCTTCTGGAATGTTTCGTGATAAGTAGTCAAATAAAACCATCGTATTAGGATAAAGTGAACCTACGTCACGTGCGTGGAAGTTACCTACATGAATAAATGACTCTTTTGCACCATGGATACCACCTACTCCCAAAACCTCTGTTACGTCTCTACGTGGCACATCTAATGAAATACTTGCATGACCTTTATCATTAGCTTCAAACTCATTTTTCATAAATGCCTGACGAATGGTCTCTGACTCAATTGTGAACCCTTCTGGTAATTCATACTTATCTAATTCGTCACCTCTGTCAGGTGTCTTTTCAGCACCTAATAGTTCAGCAGTCAAGTTTGCGTTTGTCATTGATAGAGCCATTTTATCTAAACCAAAGTATAGTGCAATTGCAGCCTTAGCTACTAGCATCCCTATGTTTTGTTCAAAACGTTTTTCAGTAGCTAACACGTCATTTTTACAATATAGCTCATTCAACACTTGCTCTTCTTCAGTTAATTCTCTGTCTAAATCAAAGTCTACTTCAGTTTCTTTAATATTAATACCCATGAAAGCACTATGTTCTTTCAAACTAAAACCTCTATTGTCTTGATACAAATCCATTCCAAAAAGTGGTGTTTTCTTAGTATCAAACATTTTATATACTAACGCTCTATCGTCACTTTCAATGATTGCTTTTGACACATGAAATGGGTTTTTACCTTGTAAATAAGCACGCATGACATTTGAGTCATATGAGTGTGAGTTATAACCTACAAACAAGGAATCTCTATTTGCTAGATAGAACTTGCGTAAAGCATCTAAATCATTATGAATAACTGTCCATTCTTTAGTGAAGTAATCTCTAAAGACAAATAAATTATCTTTTTTAAATACTTCAATGTCATAAATATAAATCGTTTGATTCGTTAATGCTTTGTTTGGTTTTTCAGGTAAGTTGTCAACAACTCCTCCTTTCTGATTGATGGTTACATTTGGAAAACCATTGTTGTATTTTAGAGTAATATTTAACTCCTGGCCTACTTGAATATCTTTCCATATTTCCCAATCTTGTTTGCGGAACTTCATAATATAAAATGTAGCGTCACGCCCATCATTTGTGCTACGTACTTTGATCTCTTTCATTTTTTTACCTTTTGCAGATAAGCGTTCCTCTGCTTTAATCACTACCACTTGATGAACGCCTTCTACTAGTGGATCAAAACTTTTTCCATTACCTGCAAGTGCTGCAAATATTTCTAACAATTTACTTGCTAACTTCTCAGCACCTTGAAATTCTGCAATATTTTTCATGTGTTACTTCCTCTCTCGTTTGAATATAATATAGTATATTACATCTACTGCTAATACACAAGTGCAAAATATAAACTCTATGAAACTCTCTATTGTGTGTCTCATTGGAACATTCTAAACTGTCTTGGATGACCTTGTGTTTGCATATACAAGATATTATCTAACTTATAAACAGCAATAGTTTTCTTCTTGTTTGAGATCATCATTTGCGTTGGATCAATCTTTATATATACCTCATTAAAATGTCGATTAATGATGACACCATCTTCATCTTTGACTGTTAAAATTAAGTTGTCTACTAACAGCATTTTAAAGTTCCTCCTTATACATAGAACGTTATTCCATCTAGAGCAATACCATCAGTGGTTATAACATTTGGACTCAATGCTGTTACTTCTAAATCCAGTAATCCATTTTTTAATTCAATCCACTCATCATATAAATAGTATACTTTACTAGCACGTTCAAATAGTAACGTTTCTTCTGTTTTATTGTCTACAATCTCAATATAATACTTATCATCATGGTCAGGCATATTATCTAGTAATTCAATAATGTTTGCAATTTTCATTTTAATATTCCTCCTCTTTATCTTATGAGTTAATCTTACCACGCAAAATTCACCTTGTCAATAGTTTTTGTTGCTAATATTAAATCTTTTTCTAGGAAGGCTTCTGTTGAGCCACTGAACAACTTGACCATTATTTCATATCCATCAACTGGTTTATAAAGCTTGTACAGAATCACTCCTTTGTCACCTTTACAGCCTAATCCGTTTAAATTATCTCGTTTTAATTCTATTATATTTCCAACATTCATGATTATTTCCTCCTATTAACTTATGTACTAAGTATAGCATGATAAAAGAAAAGAGTCAACCATTTAGGCTAACTCTTTTTAATTTATTTTAAAATGGTAACTCTTCTTCTGATACTGATTCTTTTTGGTCATATGGGTCTAATGGTTGTGCTTCTAACCATCCATATGGTGATTTAGGGTCTAACATATTTTTATTCACAGTGCAGTCTACAACCATTCCAATTGCCATATCTGCTGTATCCCAGGTTACATTTACGTCTTCAAATAATTCATTAAATCTCGCTTTTGCTTTTGCAAGTTTAGCTTGGTTAGGAATAAATTTGTTCAATTTCTCAATATATACTCCTGAGTTGAAGTTGAAAGAGTAGTATTTACCTTCATGTTCTACAACTACCGCACGTCCTTTGGCACTGTCTTTAATTTCAACAATTGGAACTTGTTTTAACCGTTTTAGTGAGACCAGTGGCTTCTCAATCTTTTTGAATGATGTACCTTCTTCAAAGTAGGCTTTACCTGTTTCTTCATCTACATACATTTCTAATTCTTTATCTTCAAGATTATCAAACGATCCACCTAACATTTCTAAGGCTTTAGCTAATCGTTCTTTAGCTTTTGTATCTTCATCTGTGAACTCTCTCCATGTTTTAGAGTCTTTATCATATGATTTTTTGAATACTGCAGCGTCATAGATAGCGCTATAATCTTCGCTGGCTACCTGTAATTTCACACTAATATCATCTTCCTCTGCGCTAACAATAATTACTTTTTTCAATTCTGACATTTTAATTCCTCCAATTAATTTGTTTTATTCTCGTTTACAAAATCTATTATAACATATATTCCCTTACTTGTGTATATTATTTTAAAACCTCATACTCAATTTTAATTTTCTTCAAGTCTTCTTTCTTCACCTTGATTGTTACATACTCAACGGGTTTAAGAGCCTCCTGTTTTTGCTCGTTTCCAGTGATGATAACAATGTCAGGCACTTTGGTTTCTTTTACTCTAGCTTGTTCTTTTTCAAGACGTTCTTTCTCTGCGATCATACTTGCATAGTCTAAAATAGCCTCTTGCATGTTAAAGCCGTTTTTAGAGTAGGCAATTAAAATGGCTGAACGATCATCCTTGTCAGGATAGGTTTGTTTTAATTGTTCATAATCATTCTTGAATGTATCAAAATAAGAAACCACCGCTTCACGTATCTTTTTGGCACTTGTAGCCTTGTTGGTTATAAGTGTTGGATTTTTGGCAATAAACTTATCAAAAGTAAGCCACTGTGGAGCGTTATATGACTTCTGATATTTTTTAAATAAGTCTTTGATTTGTAATTTCCTTTGTTCCTGTTCACGTGCAGTAATCTCCTTAATTTGAGCATTGATATGCCCCTCTCCTTCACCCAGGACTTCCTTCAATAGTTTAATCTTTTCATTGAGTTCGTCATAAGGGGTCATGATTTGCCGTTTGACAGCAAGACGTTCTGAATCTAATTTTTTAATCTCTTTACGAATTTCAGCAAGAAGTTTTTTATTTTCTATAATGTTTTCCTCATTCACTTCTTGCTCTTTCATTCTTTCAGCTAACCTCCTTACATCTTCAAGTGTTTTTTCGTAACCAATAAACTGTATTTCATGTTTACCTGTAGATTTAATTGATAGTTCAAATGCCATTCTCTTCATCCTTCATTTTAAGACGTTTATATTCTACAGCAAAGATTTCATCAATTGTATAATTGATTTTCAAAAGCCATTTGTATTTTTCAATTAGATCAAACAACTGGTTTTCAGTATAACCATAGTCTAATTTTAAAAGTGTTTTATAGTTCATACTCTATCACCTTCCAATTCAATTGTCATTCCTTCATCTCCATCTCCTAGGGTTGGTGTAATCCATGTAACAACTCGTTCTCCATACTTACCAACAAGCTCATCTATTGTATATCTAGGTGTGTCATAATAAAACCTCGTATCATTTCCAAATATAACTTCTATTAACCCATTATCCTCTAGCAGATGTGCTACATCATTCACTGTAAGTTTCTTAGTCATTTTATAACTCCTCCTTCAGTAACTCTAAATCATCATCACTTAAGCGATCAATTAATTCAATGTCTTCTTCACGTACATCCTCAAAGCGTGCTGCGAATTCTCCTGTTTCAACCAAGACAAGAATGTTTCCAAACTTGTCTACATGCTGCACAGTACCTTCATCCCCTTGTGCTGCGTGCATTCCATAATTATTTGTGAATCTAACTAAATCTCCATATTGGTATTTCATTTTTCTTCCTCCTCTATATTTATGTTTTAATTGTATCATCTTATTAGCCATTTGTCAACATCCTTTTTGGTAATTTTTCCTTTTGATTTTTTAATCAACCCCTCAAATGTTCTGTATGTTTCTGACTGGTGTAGCTCTACATTAATCATATCATGTTTACCAAATTTGTCAACAAATAACTCCCGATCTGTTGTACTTAAGTGGCGATATGAACCTGAGCTGAACACATCATATCCAGTGTGTGTTTTCGTTGATTCATAAAACTCAATTACTTTAGGGTCATAATTAGCTTCTAAAAGAATAATATCAAGTTTTAACTCATTTGTCAATAGATAAGTTTCATAATCTACTAAAGTACTCAAATCAGTAGCATAAATTAAAGTTTGTGAAGGACTCTCTAGAATGAAACCATGTGTTTCTGTGTAGTCTTCAGCTGCACCATGATAATTCTGAAGTGTTGTGAATTTTATATCTCCAATTTGAAACTGGAAATCATCTTTGAATGTTATGTCTACACTACTAAGTTTGCGTTTTAGTAGTTCATTGTTAACAGTTTCGTTAGATAATATTTTAATGTGGGGAAAGTTTTCTCTAATCTTTTTGTATGTTGTATATACAAGGTGATCCTGGTGTTTATGGGTAATAAATACAAATTGTTTATCATATAAATATGGCTCAATATATTTGTATGGCTTTCCAATATCAATTAGGAACCCAATGTTCTCATAATAAATTGACGCTGAGTTTCCTTTTGAACCGCTAAAATGTATTTTAAAAGTGAATGACGTATTCAAATACATAACCTCCTGTTTGTTTTAATTTACCTTTTAAAACTTTTGTAATACTTGAGGGGTCTAATCCCAATTGTCTACCACATTCTTTAGTACTATAAAAAGTTTTGGTTTCACCAGTTTTGAGATTAGTTGTTAGAATTGGGATACTTAGCGTTTTACTCATTCTTTCATTATGCGTTCCATAATTAACATTTTCCTTTGCTGTAACCCATTCCAGATTTGAAACCCTGTTGTTTGTTTTATCCTCGTCAATATGATTTACCTGTGGTTTATTATCAGGGTTTAGGATAAACGCCTGAGCTACTAGACGATGTACTCTAAATGTTTTTAATTTTGACTTTATTGATAACGTTACTATTGGATATCCCCAATCATTCAGATAATTCTTTAAAACCTTACCTTTACGTACTCTACCTAACTTATCTATACTATCATAACTTCTAACTCTTCCTAAATTACTAACTTGATAAATACCTTCATACCCTTTAATATCTTTCCAAATTTCTCCAATCATTTATTCCTGTCCTCCCACCGATTTCCTTCTAATTCCCAAAGCTCTCTACCAAGCTTATTAGCTTCTTTCCAGTTTTGTTGCTCACATGCATCTCCAATAGCTACAATTAACGCATGACGCTTAGGCTCTACTTTCTTTCTGAAAGGACGTGCCACACGCTCTACCCCTTCTTTTGGATTAATAGCGTAACCAATATTAGTGTAGTGACTATTTTGTACATTACCATCTTTAAAATATAAATATCCTAAGTTGTGTTCATTTTTAACAAACATATCTGCTACTAATTGAGAGACGTAGAATTTACGTGACTTCGTATGTGAGCCTTCAAGTACTACATACATTTTTCCATTCTTTGGATCAACTAATTCAGTTTCATATCGTTCTTTGTCTAAATGAAACACATGACCTTCATCCGTTATGGCATACATATCGTAAGGCTCATTTAATGGTTCAAATCTCATTATATTTTTCCTCCAGTTTGATTAATTGATCTACATAGACTTTCACTTTCTTTAAATCTTCAACGCCATTCTTTTGTTTATAACGTTTTAAATATTTAATTGTATTTCCTAAGTAGAAACCTGTGACTTGTTCGTATGTCAATAGGTCATCTTCAAAAATATCAAAGAGTTGTTTTCCTGAATTGGTTTTGTAACGTGTTGTATTTTCTAATTCTTCAACTGTAGTCATTATATCAAATCCTCTCTTTGTTTATATATTTATACTATCATATAGTATCTTACTTGTCAACACAAAACTTTTATTTTATGCTATAATAAAGTATAGGGATTCCTCCTCCCTCCTCTCGTTAAGACTAGCCAAGTGGCTAGTCTTTTTGTTTATAGTTTTGAATATCTGATAAATATCCAAATACCTCGCGCGCTGTATGAAAATCAACTCTATGAGTATCTTGTGGTTCATTAACATGAAAAACCTCTACATAATATTTTAACTCAAATCTGGATTGACTAACTACTGTCGCACAGTATCCATTTGTAAACTCTGTGCTAAATAATTGTTTATCCATCAGTTGTCCTCCATTCTACGTAGTTCACGCTTACGCACACTTTCATATGTTTGCATTACTTCATCCTCTGACAGCGGTGGAACACACCCTATCTGATTAACATACAGAGACCACACACGTACCTCATCATGATTCAGTCCTGTAGCAAATAATTTACCAATTTGGGTGGTTAGCCAGATATTTCTTCCTCCTTCCCCACTACCTGCAATTATATCACCTAATAGGGTTGCTGTCCACTTTCTCTCTCTCTTCTTATTCTTTTTTGTAATTGTTTTATCTGTGAACATCTCTAACCATTTCTCAGGTAGTTCTGCCATTTCTACATCACGTGCTACCTCATAATATGTTCCATCAATTTTGCTAGGTGGTGCTAATATTATTCTGCCGTGTGTTTGAAAATCAACACCTTTTAGTTGAGGATGATTTTGAATGAATTGAGTGTCATTGTATTTCTCATCAAGTTTAAAATAATAATGGTAACCTCCACTTGGTGTCTTAACAACCTTAGTTTTTGGTAACTCAATGCCATAAGTATCCAAGAACTCTTTTAAGTTACCAAGACCATCTACTCCATTATGGTTGTCAATGTCAATGACTGCAATACCACTTGTTTTACCAGTAGCATATGCAACATTTCCTCCTTCTGCTATCCATTGGTCAACTATTTTATCATCTTCTCCTCCAAATGCTCCTGCGACTAATGGTGCTTTACCATTTTTCTTAATGCGTAGTCTTTTAATTTCTTTCAAAATAATATCCTCCTCTTAACTTATGAACTAAGTATAACACCCCAATTAAGGGGCGTCAAGTAATTTATTTAAATTATTTTATTTATTTCACAATATCCTCCATCATTTCATTCGTAAAGTCTTTGCCATTTGTAACTGTCTCAAAAATCTTTTTCTCAATAGGTGTATCAGGCACAATTGTGTAATACAATGGAGTTTTCTCTTGACCATGGCGATCAACTCTACCTTTTGCCTGTAAATACTCAGTTGAGCTTAATGGTAAACTGTTGAAAATCATCACATTACTAATCACAAAATCATTTATCCCAGTTGAAGCGGACTTGTATTGCGCTAGGACAACCCCGTTTTCGTTGTCCTTAAATGGTTTCAAGTCTTTAACAGCTCCATTGTACGTGCCATACGGTCGTTTTAATTTGTCTAATAATCTACCTAACATCAACCCTTCCCATTTGTAATTATAAAAGATTACAACACGTTCATTATTATGTGTCTCAAGAATGGCTTCTAATCGTTCAAACGGTTCTTTTGATACCTGTTTATTGATTCCGTATAGGAAACCATGACTGACTTGTCTTAATGAGTTAAATAGTTTAGAACTATTGTCTAGTTCAATTAGTTCTGGATTAAAAGGTGCTTCTTCTGCTTGATACATGCGCTGTTTTTTCAACTTATTATACATTGCTGGCTTCTTCGTTTTGTAGACATAATCTTGAGGTAAATAGCCTTTGTCACGCTTATAGTTCACACTAGCTTCGTCAATCATCTGTTGAAGTAAGTGTTCATTTTGATAGCCAGTGATTTGGAGGAATCTAGCGCTTCCCATTTGACGCATTTGTTTTATGACAAATAGCTCTTCAAACTCTTTTTTAGGCTTTCTGAACACATTTGCGATATATAGTTGTGAGTACCAGTTCTCAAGCTTACCATTGCTTACAGGCGTTGCTGTGCATAGATACGTGTATTTTGCTTTCTTACTTACTTGCATGACAAACTTGGTCACTTTGGATTTAGATACACCTACTTTGTGTGACTCATCAATGATAATAAAACTATCTTCATCTACCCATTTCAACAACTCAGTCAAGCGCCAACTACTCTCAAAACTGATTGCCACATGGTTTGATTCTGCCAACAACTCTCTATTCTTTTTAGTACCGTTGTTTAGTGGTGTAATTTTCAAACCAAATGCTTCTCCATCTTCCACAAAATCTAACACTTTAGGAGCTAGACAAATAATTAATAGCTTATTACACTTACTTTTTACATATGAGCCAATACTCATGTATGACTTTCCAACACCCACATCACTAAGATTCAGTGGTTTTTCCTTAAATTGTTCAATTGCCTCTACTTGATAAGGAAATAGCTCTACTTTACCTATTTTATTCTGCATATTCAAAAGTGTATCCTCCTGTTTGTTTATATCTACCTTGTAGAACTCTTGTGATAGTCGATTGATGTAGCCCCAATTGCCTTGCACATTCACGAGAGCCATAGAACTCTTGAAATTCACCAGTTTTTATATTAATTGCAATGATGGGAATACTTTTTGATTTACTGATCACTTTACCTATTCTTTCATTACGTGTTCCATGATTTGAGTTTTCTTTTGCAGTAACCCATTCTAAATTTGAGACCACGTTGTTTGTTTTATCTTCGTCAATATGGTTCACTTGTGGTTTATTTTCATTATTTGGTATGAAAGCTTGCGCTACTAGACGGTGGATTTTAGTACTAGATACAATACTGTTTTTATATAATGTAACTCCTAGATAGCCACCTGTAATTTTACAAGCTTTCAAAACCTTACCTGTTGTAGCTCTCTTCACTCTTCCCAAGTTACTCACTTGATATAATCCTTCGTACCCTGCAACATCTTTCCAAACTTCTTCCATTATATAGCCTCCCATTTATATAATATTTTTACGAAATGCGTATATTCTTTAGTTGCTGCATATACTGTTACCTGTTCCATATCTACTATTTTTGCTTCCATGATCCAGCTCATACTTCAAAGACCTCCTTGATATCTTGACAAGGTACTCTTAAATTATTAATTGCATAGTTGATAGCTTCTACAATATTCATTGCTGGTATAGTTAGTTCATGAACTGTTGTCTCAATATATTGAAAGCTTGGGTTACTAGCATATACTTTTTCTCGTTGTTCTTCTTCATAAATAATGCAATAATCTTTAATCATATTCAATCTCCTCCAGTTTAATTTCTGGCAATTCTGGTTGTTTGTATTGTCTTTCAATACCATTTTCAATACAATATAACAAGACCTTGAGTTCTTGAAGTGTGTCACGTAGAATTAACCCAAAGCCACCTGCATCACGTATTTTTTGCAGATAGCTGATTTGCAAAGGGTCTGCGGTATAGTGACCAACTTTTAATTCCAATGCAATGAAGTAACCTTTATAGCATACTAATAAATCAGATACACCAACTTTAGAAAACATACCTCCTGTTTGGTTACTAACGATAGCACCTTTACTTTCTAGGTAAGTTGTTACTTCTCTTGAAAATTGTGATTCTTTCATTAATCTTCCTCCCAATTCATGATATTAGTTGTAATGGCATCTTCTAAATAGCGTTTCACACGTTGTGCCTCTTTCAGAGTTAGTGGTACAACGGCACAGTATTCATAGTCTACTAATGTAATAAAAACACCATTATCATACGTTGAAATACGTACTTTCTCATTAGTGTCTGTTGTTAGGTCTTTTCTATAATTCAGTTTCTCCATATTAAAATACCCTCACTATTCTAATTTGATTATTTGCATATCCTTTTCTGTTGTAGTACTCAGATAATTTTTTTATACTAGCTATATCTATAGGGATATCATACATCTGTCTTACCCATTCTCCTTTATCAGTCAATACTTCCATAGCGTAAATATGATTTTTGTCTTTATATCCAGTTTCCATATTAGTAGCCTTCCTCCTCCAACCAGTTAATCAGTACGCCCGCTGCGTAAATAACTAATCCAATAAAAAGTAATCCAATTGTCATAAATGTCATTTTTCTTCCTCCTCTGTTTGTATAATCATCATATCGTTATTGTAGTTCATTGTCAATAATTTTTGATTAATTTCTTTTGATATGTGATATTCGTCAATGTCATCTTTTCTACAGTAGAGTTCTTTATTGACTAAACCATTTCTTATAGCCCATGTTGCAAAATCCATCTGAATATTTAATTGTTTATAAGTAATCCATAGCCATCTAAAATTCATTTTAATTCCTCCTTTATTTCTATAAGTTAATAATATCATTATATAAAAAGAAAGTCAACTGTTTTAGTCAACTTTCTTTCAAAAATATTAAACTTTTTCTGAGGTGGTGATTGAAACAATGCGATTCACGTTTAGTAGTACATTGTATCTATATGTTCCCATTCCAACTAGATCTTTTTTGTGTTGAATAACTAATGATTTGTCTCCAGATTGCATTGCCTCTAAATATTTATCAATCAAATCTTCCTCAGTTTCTATCACAAATGGTTCTGTTGAATTGGTTGTGTAAATACTATATTTTTTCATTCTGTTTCCTCCTTTTCCACTGGCACAGCAAATGGCCAGTATCGTTCATCAATTGCTTTGATTTCAGCCTCCGTAAAAGTATTTTTCCATTTAGCCCCATAACGTTCTGTAGCCGCTGAGAAACACATATGAGTATCTCCGGGCATTAAAAAAGTTTGGATAAGGTAGTATGTTGCGCCTGGTATTTTTAGCTTCACATAATACAACGGCTCTTTCTCGATCTCGTAGCCGTCTATCCAAGCACGAGCAACTAATTCTTGATGGTCTGTTTCAAATAACCAATCTTCATCTTCTGTTATTCTTTTATATTGATCAACACCATACTTATACGAACCTGATAGACAACTAATTAAATCAGCTTTTTCTTTACATAGTTCTATCCATTCCGCCACAAACTTCGGCACAACCGGCTTCTGCGGTTCGTCTAGTTGTTCAATCAATTGTATAGCTTTAATAATTTTGACATATCTATCTTCTTCCCCAGTATAACATTCAGTACACCATGCACCTTTTTCTTTTAACTTTTCTTTAATTTCCTCTTTATTCATCACGTTCTTCCTCCTATTGTATATCATTGAAAATGTTCGCGTACTCTGTTCCTGCTAATGCGTTCATTAAATATGGTTTGATTGACTCATTGTCTCCGTTACGTGCAATCTTCAAACCAGTTAGCACACGTGCTTTACTTGTACGTTTTTCTTCAAATCCTTGCTTCAGCAGTAGTTCCTTCATGGTACGCCAATTCATTGATTTATTAATATTGTTTTCTTTTGTATATATATTAAAGATATTTTTTAGTAGGGTTAGGTTAACACTACCTTCTTTATCTTCAACAAGTACAGGTACTTCACTCAAAAACTCTTTAGATGGATCATTTGATTCAATATAGGCTTTCTTGAAGGCAATCATATCTTCTGTCTCTGTGAATGGGTTTTCACCATTTGTACCAGCGTCTAAAATCTTTTTGAATTGCTGAATACAGAACCATGCAAATTTGCCTAGTTGTTCTTTTGACTCACGTTCTTCACGTTGTTTGTTAAACTCATTAATGCGTTCACGTGCTTCTGGTGTGTCAAGATTGGTGTTGAAATTTAAAATTAAAATACGTCTATACCATCCATTGGTACGGTCATTAAATGCAGGTAGTTCGTTCATTGAAAACATCAATTTCGCATAGTTGGTAAAGCTAAATGCGTCCTTACCCTTTTTCTCAGCATGAACGGCATCAAGACCTCCTGAAAGCTTTTTCAGTGTTTCAGTACCCTTCACAAAGTTGGCGCTTGAATCCGCTTCAAAGTTCAATAGTTTATGGTGTAGTGACGCTTTGTCAAAACGATTGTTTTTATCTGCTAAGCTGTCTAGACCAACTGCAGAACTGTTTTTGAAGCCAATCAATTTGTTCATAATAAATCCACCTACGTAAGACTTACCATTTGAGCCATTACCTAAAAGGTACAATATTGATTGATATTTGTACTCTCTATAATACATATAACCAATATACTCATATAATGTCTGCGCTTGATCTTTCAATAGATAATCAATCCATTGTTTAGCTAATAACTCATCTGTTTCATCTGTCTTAATCAATGGATATGGTAGTTGGAGTGTATGATAATCTTCTAATCTGGTTTCTCTAATATCATTGGTTTTAAAGTCATATGTGCCATTCTCAAAGGCGATAATGTTTGGATTAGGATTGTCACCTAGTGGGGCATGTTCACCACGTGTCATGGAGCGATTAGCCAATTCATTAGCTAGTTTCTTCATTTCTTTACGAATTTCATTCCCAAATTCTGGATTTCTAAATTGTGGTGTAAATTTTGGCGCTAAAATGTTCTCAAAGTACCAATCAGCATATTTGTAACTACCTAGATTTACCTCAGACCAGATACGTGTGTCTGCATTATACACATATGGAGCGTTTAAGTTGGGGTGTGCATACACATAGGCTAACTGATTAAATTTATCAATAAATAATTCTTGTTGGATTTCAAATTTTGGCTGCGTACCGTCTTTACCTCCGTAGTACATTCTTCCTAATTCTGAATTGAAATCTACAAACTCCTCACTTGGAAAGTGTTTATTTGAAACAGGTAACAACTCTTCAACAGGTGCTGAATAGTCTATTTTCGTTAATTCATTCATTGTATTAAGTCCTCCCTCATATCTTATGCACTAAGTATAGCACAAATGAAAAGTTTGTGCTATACTTTTTAACTAAAAATATTTAGCAATTGATTCCACTGAGTCTTTTACATCTAATTGAGTACCACCTAACAGTATGACAATAGTATATTCCCACGCTTTGCTGTGATAGAATGCTGCAATGTGATTGATGTTTACATATACTATGGTTTCATCAATTCTTGTTAATGTGATTAGTTCGTTCATTTTATTCATAATACACCTCAAATTCTAATACTTGGTCTTTTTGAATATGGGTTTTTACTTTATTGGTATTATCATATAAAATTAAATAATCATCTTCAAAGTAATATTTATCAATGTAATTAAATTCAGTTACTTCTATACCTTCTCCAGCATTGTATTTTGTCACTAATACTTTAAACATTATTTTTCCTCCTTTTATTTTGCAAAATATCCTTTTATGTATGCCAAGCGTTGTGCGTCATTGTCATACATGTTATAAGCTCTAAGAATTACTTTAGTAACTTCAAAGGGTGTGTACTTGCGTTCTACATCTTTTGATTTTAAATATTCCATAGTTGCTTTTTGAGGCGTCTCTTTTAGTTTAAATTGACAAGCAGTGTTCTTCAAATAATTAAGATACCATTTAGTGCCATTATCATCAACTAAATATAGTTTGCCATGATTAGTTGATACTCCTTTATACTCCTTTCCTCTAGTCCACCATGGTTTATCTGACTTTGTACAAATATATGTTTGTCCTTCTTTTAAATGTAGTTTGTTCATTATTATTTGCCTCCTTTTTATTTTGCAAAATATCCTTCTAGAAAGGCTAATCGTTGTGAATCATTGTCATATTGTCTATATGCTTTGACAATTGCTTTGTTGATTTGTTGTTGTGTATACTTTGGTTCTGAATCATCTGTTTTTAATTTGAAGTCAGTTGACATATCAGATACTTGAGGATTGAGCCACTTCTCACCGAAATCGTCTATGAGTGCAGGAGTTCCGTACTTAGTCAATACAACCTTATATTCTTTACCTACTGTCCACCATCTATATTTTGTGTCAGTACAAATATATGTTTGTCCTTCTTTTAAATCTAAGTTGTTCATTATTATTTTCCTCCTATGTTATGATTACACTACTAAGTGTACGGTTTATTAGTTTATTTGTTACTACCTATTGTAATTAGTTGCTTCCTTACAATCAATAATTTTATACTTCTTTTTGGGATATGTCAAGCGAAATTCATCAATTGCTCCTCTCATAGTTTCAGCTAAATAGCTTAATTGAATAGTTTGCGTGTGTCTTTTTGCTAGAATAATAAATGTAGTCATTTTGTTTCCTCCTATTTGTATGTTGATTGCTATTTCCATTCCTCCAATTGTTTTAGAATTGTGTTGTAGTGGTTTTGCTGCTTCTTATATGCTTCTGCTGCTTCATATAACCTTGTTTTCACGTCTAATTTTAACTTTTCTTGTGTGATACCATTATACTTTGTCCAAGTATCATAGTCCATAACTTTTACTTCCATTCCCAATAATGTTGTAGGTAACTCGCTAGACAGTGGCATTTTCACGATATATGGATTTTGTGTGATTGGTACATTCAGTTTTACATTTGTTAAGTCTTCAAATAGTTCAGGTGTTACCATAATATACTCTTCTGTTGCTAATAATAGTTTTTCCATTGTTTCTTCCTCCTATTTAAGCAATTCTTCTTTCAGTTTATAAAACTCAACTTTATTATCTAAATACATATGATAGTATGTTCCAACAATCAGACTTAGTTTACTCATAGCCTTTTGTCGTTCCGTTGTTAGAGGTGCTTGTTTTGCTAATTTCTCAAGATATTCAAGTAGTTCGCTTTCTTGACCTCCATTTTCAATAATTTCTATGATTTTCAACCTAAAGGTAATTGGTGTTAGACTCATTCTTTTTCCTCCTAGTTTTTAGTGTGATTATTATTTCCACTCGTTCTTGGGTTCAATTAACATTACAATTAGTGCCACATTTAATGATACGGTAAACGCTACTATCACAATCAGTAGTGGTATAGTTGTTAGTAGTGAGTATTGTAGTATGTCAATAATTAGTACAATCGCGACTAGATCAAGACATACCAGGAAGATAAGTAACAATGAAACCAGTGTTCTTAATATTTTATCTTCGTTTTTCATTGTTTCCTCCTATTTTTGAATGTCCATCAACTTGATAATTTTCTGCAATAATTCTTCGTCTTTAGTGAGAAAATGAAAGCGTTCTTGGTGCAAGTGATCTAACCAATGAAACCGTTCATTCAACTCGTTTAACTCTTTGATTATGATACGCATTTCTTTCTCAGATTGTTCTATTTTGTTATGTGTCTGCCAGTAGTTTTGTGTTCCATGATTTGACATATTACCTGGTTCGTTCATCTTCATTAACCTTTCAGTTGCTTTATCATGAGACTTAGAGAGTCGCTTGAACTCTCTAAGTTGTATTTTCATGATATCAGTGTAGTACTTGTCTAGCATAGTAACATTCCTTTCAGTTTTGAGTAGTCAATGGCTAATTCAGCTAAAACTGTACTGTCATTTGTGTCAGCCCATTCTAAAATGGTTTCTATTTCGTTGTCTAACCAATTTGAAACTTTACTAAAATCTTCGTCACGTTCTTCAGCTTCTGCTGCTAAGTCAATAAAATCGCTGTAAAGCATGTCTATTTTCTTTTGTAGTTTGTTGTATTTTTCGTGTGTCATATTATACTTCCTCCTCTTTATCTTATGAACTAAGTATAGCATGATTAGAAACCAGTGTCAACAGAAAAGATTAAAAAATGTCACTAATTTTGTGTTTTTGTCACTATATGACACTAAATTGACGTTTTTAAAATCGCGGTATCCCTTGATACTCTAAGGATTAGACCAGTTTAATGACAAAATGACAAAAAAAGTACCATACTCTTTATATATACTATAATACTACATTATAATGTAGTAACTTTATTTTTTAATTAATATATATAATATTTTGTCATTTTGTCATTATAAAAATAAGAATGTAGGTATATCAATGGATACAGCGTTTTAAGGTGTCAAAATTAATGACAAAACGCTGACAAAAACAAGCGATTTAGTGACAAAATAACCATTTTAGGCTGACTTTTTGTCACTAATAACTGGTTTACTTAACTCACACAGTATCCCTCATCTATGATATAATAGAAACAAAGAGGAGGAGATATGATGAAAGATAATATTATTGATCTATTAAAACTTGCACTTAGTATCTTACTACTTGTAATAAGTATCATTGGTCTCTGTTATATTGCTATCTATTTAGGTATGAAATTACCATATGAATTATTCCATCAAGGTGATTGGGGCTTTGCAATTGCACAACTGGTTATTGTGTGGAGCTGGCTATTAGGAGGTAAACGTAAATGAACACTATTGAAATCACGTTAGATGAAGACACTGGTATGTATTGTATTGACCAAAAATTTAAGGATAGTTATCAACAAGGAATACGCACCTATGATATTGAAGAAGCAAAAGAATATATTACTAATTTATTGGAGGACTTAAGTAATGAAGACAGACAAGCAACTATTAGCACTAAACAAAACTGATCTACTAAAAGAGTATCGTGAGTTAGAAAGTAAACTACAAAACGTAGCAACTAATAGTAAAGAACCAACACTTGACGAAGCTATTAAGATAGTACAGAGCCATGACATGATTGTACGTAAGAAACAAGACTATAACTTCTAGGATGAACGAGTTATATGGTATCAATCATAAACTAAAGGATATGGGAATATAAGGAAAGGAGGTGGTTCTTTTGCCATACATGTTTTGCAACCACGAAGGATGTAATGAAACAGTTAAGCTACCAGCACAATACTGTGCCAAACATCAACCAGCAAAGCTATCTGACTCAATCAAAGTAGAACAACCTACAGATAAGATTGTTGTTAAAGCAAAGAAGACTACTAAATAATAGTAGTCTTTTCTTATATAAAATAGAAGGAAGGAGTAACACAATGATCCAACGTAAGTGTGCAGTATCTTCATGTCGTAATAAAGTAGAGTTACCAGAAAGATACTGTGAAGCACATCAAGGACACAACAACAGTCAGTACAATAAACATGTAAGATACAATGATGATAACAAGAAGTACAGTAACTTCTATCATTCAACCCAATGGAGGAATGCACGTAAAGCCAAGCTAATGGAGCAACCACTCTGCGAGGTATGCTTAGCACAAGGCAAGTACACCAACGCTGACATGGTTCACCATTGTAAATATGAATTAAGAAGTCCAAATGGATGGAAACATAGACTTGATTTAAATAACTTGGAGTCAATCTGTTACGAGTGTCACAACAAGGAAGAACACAGCTACAGCTGGAAAAATAGAGGTAGGGAACAGCGCTAAATCAACAGCCACGCAGCCAAAATTATTTTAGGGAGAGCAAAAATGTTTTTACCCCCCTACCTTTTTATAACGAATTAATCGCTGACCCCTCCTCTTCGTACGAAATTCTAAAAATGAACTTTCAAAAACGCCCTTTTCCCTCGTAAAACGTCATTTACAACTGGTTTCTTGTGTTGAAAATTAAGGATTCCTGGTGCGTAGGTGGTGTTATTTCGCTTATACGATTGTTCCCCCTATAAACATGATTGAACCCTGGTTTCTCTACACAGGATTCTTTTTATATGATATAATAGAGCTATATAAGGGAGTTAGCCGTTAACTCAAAAATAAAATAAGGGAGGTTATACAATGCCTGCACCAAAACCAGTGTACGTAAAAGATTTATCAACTGGGCAGACACGCAAATTCAAATCACAATTCGCAGCAGATGATTTCTATAATAAGAAGCGTGGCTACTTTAAGGATATTAAAACAAAATTAGGCGGACGCAATCGTCACTTTGAAATTACAGAAGCCCCAAAGGAGGGTTAAACATGATTTTATATTATATTGAAGATGGCTATACATCATTACCTATTGAACAAGTGGAATATAAGCGAATTGAAAACAAAACATATGCTCCTGAGTTTGTTATTGATGGTAAAGAATATGGGGTAGTCAACCTTATGGAGAGCTATAAAACATTTGGAGAAGAAGGACACCACCATATGTTAGTAGCTGATGTTGTTTCAGGAAATAAAAATTATTTTGCAGAATATGAATTAACGATTGATTATGATGCTAGAGTAATTGTAATTAAATTCATCAAAGAAATTAAGGAGTGATAACATGGCAAGACCACGAAAACTATTAAACGCTCAGAGTGGTAACTTGACCACTCAGCAACGAGAAGAGCGTGAGAAGGAGGAAGAAGTACTTTATAACTACGAAAAGTTAGACTTTAGTTTTTATCCACCAGGTTTATTACCACAAGCATTCAATGAATGGGATCGCATTGGAGCATATGTTGGAGACTTACCTATTAGTGAGTTGGATGTGAATACAGTCATTAGATATTGCAACTACAATTATCTATATGCAGAGGCAGTAGAGAAGGTGGCTCAAATGGGCGCTATTGACCCTGAGACAGGCAAAGCCAACCCTTGGGTTAATGCTATGAACTCATACTCAAAAGAGCTAAAAACGGCAACCAATGACCTGGGATTAACAATCAATTCAAGAATGAAGATTATTCTTCCAGCAGAGAAAGAAAAAGAAGTGATTGATCCATTTGCGAAAATGTTTGAGGGATAACCTACACAAAACTAAAAGTTTATGATATACTATTTATAGCAAATGAGTGGTAATCATTAGATACACCATTATCACAAAAGTCGGATTTTGTGATATAATACTTAGTAGAGGTTTACAGATCCTACCAAAACTGGCCTAATAGAGGATACACCACCTATCTAAAAATAAGTGCTCGCTACAGTGTCTAGCGAATGCGTGATAGTATGACCCTCTTTGACGACAAGCACGACAAAGCAGTTAGCCACATAACAGAGGGCGTGGAAACCTGCAGATACTAACATCCCACTAGTCTAGCTAACTAGTGGGTCTTTTTTTGTGTTATAATATAAATGACTAGCATAAAAGGAGGATACATATATGTTTGATCCAGTACAAGATTATATAGACCTAATTGAAAAAGGATATGTTGAAGGTAAAAAATATATTGTTGAAGATGGTAAATACAAGACAATTAAAGTTGACATTCGTGTAGGTAAGAAAATACAAAAAGCGATTGAACGCCATCAAAGAGAAGTAGAATTATCTAAACTACCAGATTATCCATATATTTATAGACCAGAAGAATCCATCCCAGTCATTAGGTTTATGGAAATGCTTCCTGATCCAAAAAGTCGTAAACCAATGAAGTTAGCAACCTTCCAAAAATTCATCATTGGTTTACTATATGGTTGGCGCAAAAAGAGAGACAATACTAGACGTTTTAGAAAGGCATATATATCCCTAGCACGTAAGAACGGTAAGTCGTTAATTGTGGCTGGCATTGCCCTATATGAGTTTTTGTTTGGTAAAAATCCAGCAGCAAGCCGTCAAGTAGTAGCGGCAGCGAACACAAAAGAGCAGGCAGGAATCGTTTTCAGAATGCTTAAATCTCAATTAATGGCACTACGCAGCGTATCAAAAGAAGTGAAGAAAAGAACCACTGTGCGTAGATATGACATTGAAGCGAGTGATGAATCAACAGTCAAGCCATTATCCAGTGACGCAGACACACTAGATGGCTTAGATGTTTTGTGTGGTATTTTAGATGAGTATGGTGAAGCTAAAGATACAAGTATTATTGAAGTATTAGAATCATCACAAGCCCAACAAGTAGAAGGTCTAATTTTAATGATATCTACGGCTACAAAAAACTTAAATGGTCCTATGTTCACAATAGATTACCAATTTGTTGATAAGCTACTCGATGAAGAAGTGAAAGCTGATGCCTATCTAGCACTATGCTGGGAGATGGATAATCTATCAGAAGTAGATGATGAAGCGAACTGGATAAAAGCCAATCCATTATTAGAAATACCAGAGGCTTATGAGTCAATGATGGAGCATAAACGCAACTCACTTGATGAATATAAAGGTAAAATGGATTTATCAGGATGGCTTACAAAAGAAGAAAATTTTTGGGTACAATCATCTAAAGATAGTTTTGTAACAAAAGAAGAATGGGACGCAGTGAAAGCACCCAATCAGTATAACATTAAGGGTAGAAAAGTCTATATTGGCATTGACTTAGCAAGAACATCAGATATGACAGCCGTTTCATGGATTATCCCAATAGAAGAAGAGCATAAGTTATTACTAGATACACATGGTTTTGTGTCTTCAGTTGGAGGTATAGACCATAAACAATCCATTGATAAAATACCATATAGACAGTATGAGTCAATGAACCTCATTCATATTTCCCAACGTGAAGATGGGTTAATTGATACAGAAGAAATGTGTGATTGGATACGTGATTTCATAGATTATAATGATTTACAATTAGTTGGTATCTACTATGATCCATTTATGATGGATAAAGCTTTGATTAATCTAAGTAAGACCTACCCCAAAAAACTAATTGAAGTACCTCAGAAAATCAATTATTTATCTTCACCAACAAGAGCCTTGCGTGAGTTAATTCGTAGAGGTGAGGTAATGCACACCAATAATCCTTTATTGAATCGTGCAGCATACAATGCAATGATTAAAGAGTACAATGACAGCGTTGCAATTGATAAGCAAATAAACAGGAATAAAATTGACTCACTTGACGCCATAATAAATGCAATGAGTGACGCTCAATATCATGATTATGACGCACCAACCTTGCAAGATTTACTAGATAGCGGTGAGTTTGGTTTTGGATACTAATACAACACCTAAGGGTATGTTTAAACAGCATACCCTTTTCGTCTGTTTTGTGTTAAAATAGAGTTAGAAATATCGCAAAAGGAGCGTGAAAACATGAAATTTGTTGCGGTTATTGTAGCTGTTTTGTATATAATTAGCGCAGTATTTATCGCTTTATCAGCATTTTTAGTATCAAATATCATAGGTTTATTCATCTGTGGTATATTATTCATGATTCCAACAATTGTTTTATATCATGAAGCCACTAATTCAGGAGAAGGGAGGTCATAATAAATGGGATTATTCATAAACAACGGAAACCCAGTAACAGAGCAACAAATAATTGATTATATCAATACTGGAACAGCGTACACTACCAATTTCACAGGTCTCAAAGCGTTGACAAACTCAGATATTTATACTGGGGTTAACATTATTGCTGGGGATATTGCTCAGAGTCAATTTAAACCAGCAGCTACAACCTCAGTAGATGACAGTTTGTTATACTTGTTAAATAAAGAGCCAAAGGAAAATCAATCACACTATACAATGATGTATGCAGTGGTTTCAAACCTTATTTTAACAGGAAACGCATATGTGCTCATTCATAGAAACAATGATGGTAGTGTGAAAGAGCTAGAGTTTGTAGAAACACAACAAGTTAACGTCATTAGAGACCTTATTACAGGCTTATACAGATACGAAGTTAATATGCCATATGGGAATATTATGTATAAGTGTGACCCACGTGATATTTTACATTTCAAATTAAGCACTACAGATGGTTGGCTAGGACGCTCACCATTACTATCATTAAATGACGAAATATCATTACAAACTAATGGACTAAAAGTACTAAATAATTTCTTTTCAAAAGGTGTCTTCTCTGGGGGTATTCTTAAGCTATTAAATGGTACAGTCAACAACAGTGCTAAGAAACAAATTAGAGACGACTTTGAAGCAGTGAATGGAAACGGTGGAGTTATCGTAATAGATGACTCGCAAGAGTTCACTGATAATAAAATCAATACAGAAGTACTAAAATTAATTCAAGCTAATAAATTTAGTACCCAGCAGATTGCTAAAGTATTAGGAATTCCAGTAAGTAGATTTGGACAAGAACTAGTTAACTCATCTGACACCAGTCAGAATGACATCTATATTGCAAGTACTATTGCGATGTACGAATCATCTATCTGTGATGAGTTAAATCTAAAATTAGGAGTAGAGTTAGAGTTAGATTTATCTAAACTACGTCAAGATACTAAAGAAGATAGACTGCGTAGAATTGCAGAAGGAAGAGTGAAGTCTGAATTTGCCCAAGCCTTAACGGTAAATGACGCACGTGAGTATCTTGGATTTACTGATATTGAAGGAGGAGAAGCCTTGCTTGGTCAAAAATCAGAAACAAGTGAAAATAAAACAGAACAGGATGTGAATGTTAATGAAGAAGAACTTGGAAATCAGAGCCCTACAGACACTGGAGAAGACAGAGGATAATGTAGTGGAAGGATATGCTCTAAAATTTAATAAAGAATCACGTAATTTAGGTGGATTTGTGGAGACCATTTCACCAGAAGCATTAGAAGGTGTAGACTTGACAGACGTACGGTGTTTCATGGATCATGATTCTAGTAAACTATTAGGACGCACCTCAAGTGGTACATTGGAACTGAATGTAGATGACATTGGTTTACATTTTCGTTGCGTACTTCCTGACACAAGTAATGGACGTGACGCAATGGAACTAGTAAAACGTGGCGACTTAAACCAGTGCTCATTTGGTTTCACAGTGGCTAAAGACAAATGGACAAAAGGTAAAGACATTATGAAACGTTCAATCAACAAGATTGGTTCATTATTAGAAATATCTCTAGTATCCATTCCAGCCTATGATGACACAGACGTACGAGTTGCAACACGCTCATTAGAAGAAGCTGTTAATGAATTAGAGAAACAACGCTTAGAAGTTGAATTAGAGCTGTTGGGCTTGTAATTTAAAGCCCACAACTTCTAACATGTGTGCTATAATTAAAACAGAAAGCTAGTGAAGGAGTGAGATTGATTGAATCGTGAAGAGCAAATCAAAAAGGCACATGATTTATTGTCAGATGGCAAATTTGAAGAAGCACGTAGTTTAGTTGAAGCCATTAAAAAACAAGACGCAGAAGAGTTAGAAAAAAAAGCTTCTGACAAAAAGCCTGACGAAGATAAAACCGTTGAAGAAACAAAAGATGAAGAAAAAGAACAACCAAAAGAGCAAGAACCAGAAAAAAAAGAAGAAAAAGAACCAGAGAAGAAACAAAAAGATGAAGAAAAACGCTCATTAGAGCAAAAAGGAGAAGAAAAAAATATGGAAAAAGTAGTGTTAGATGGAAAAGAAATCTCTCAGCCAGAAACAGAAGTTCGTGGATTTTTAAAGTATGTGCGTTCTCATAACCCTAAAATGGACTTGCGAGCGCTTCCAGAAGGTGTAAAATCAACTGATGTTGGTGCAATCATCCCTGAAGATATTGTTACAAAAACAAAAATGTTACCTGAAACAGTAGTGGACTTACGTAACTTAGTTCAAACAGTGAAAGTAAACACAGCTACAGGTAAATACCCTATTTTGAAATCAACAGAAGCCGTGATGCACAGTGTTGAAGAATTGAACGCAAATCCAGATTTGGATAAACCACAATTTGAAAATGTATTGTATGATGTTGATACTTATCGTGGACAAATTCCAGTTTCTCGTGAATCGTTAGATGATTCAGATGAAGATTTAGGAGCTTTAATTGCACGTCATATCCAACGTATTGTATTGAACACAGCAAACGCTAAAATTGTTGAAAATTTGAAAACAGCAACAGCTAAAACTGTTAAGAATTTGGATGAAATAAAAACAATCATCAATACTGAATTTGACCCAGCATACAACTTACAATTTGTAGTTTCTCAATCATTCTTCAATGAAGTAGACTTGATGAAAGACAATGAAGGACGTTACCTATTACAACCTTCAATTACAGCTCAATCTGGTAAATCTTTACTTGGTTTGAACGTAACTGTGCTTTCTGATAAATTGTTAGCTGGAGAATCTGTCAATAAAAAAGTAGCATTCTTGGGAGATCCTGCTGGATTTACATCATTCTTTGACCGTAATGAATTGGCAGTTCGCTGGCAAGAACACCAAAACTATGGAGAAATCCTAGCAGCAGCAATGCGTTTTGACGTTAAAACAGTAGACGCAGCAGCTGGTAAATTCTTAACTCTTGATACAGCGGCTGCAGCAGCTTCAGAAGGTCTAGGAGCATAATATAAACAGTCACGAAGAGGGGTGGGGCTCATGCCTCATCTCTCTTTTATTATATGATAAAGGAGTGATAAAGTCAATGTTAACAGTAGAAGAAATCAAAAATAATTTACGTATTGACTATGATGAGGACGACACCTACTTAGAAATGTTGCTTGGTGCAGCACAACTCTATATTTTAGGTAGTATTGAAGTGACTGTATTACCAGATGACCCAAAAACAAACACACTAGTATTCATGCTTGTGTCATTGTGGTATGAAAATCGTGTACCAGCTACAAACGCACTACAACAACAAGTACCTTTTACTATTACGGCAATGATTCATCAATTGAGGGGGTTAGCTCATGGCGAATATCAAAACATCCAAGCTGAATCAGCGGATTACACTACTAGTGAAGACACGCTCACGAAACGAGTTCTTTGAGTGGATTGAAACATGGAATCCAGATAGGAAAATATGGTGTTCCGTCAAACAGCAGTATTTTAAAGACTATCAAGATACTTATGGAACAACGCTAGCTAATACAACAAACTTTATTATTAGATACGACACAGGACAAATGGTTTCAAAATCTAATCGTATTGAGTTCAAAGGTAAGCAATACAGAATAGAAGACATTCTAGAGGGTTCATTTGACAGAGATTTTACAACACTAGTCTGTAAACAAATGGAGGACTAATATGAAAAAGAATTATGTGGATTTTAGCTCAGCTTATAAAGCTATAGGGAAAACAGAAAAAGAACTTGAGAAAGCAATGATCAAGTCTGTAGAAGCAGCTGGAGAATATGCGTCAAAACAGTTGAAGACACGGACACCAATTGATTATGATACAAAAACACATATGAAAGACCATATTGTGTATAGTAAACCAACCGTAAATAAGCCAGTTTCTGAAGTTGGGTTTGATAAGCACGTAGCATGGCGCGCGTCATTTGTGGAGTTTGGAACCATTAAGCAACCACCACAAGCCTTCATACAAAAAACAATGAGAGATATAGAGAGTAAAGTAGCAGATATTATTCAATCAGAAATGCAAAGGAGACTATTGCACTAGCTACTAAAGTATGATCTACTATACAATAAGGAGGATGGATATGATTAATAAAACTTACACCGTATATATGCATAAGAATAAAAGTAATGGTAAAGTATATGTGGGTATTACTAGTCAGAAGCCAGAACATAGGTGGCGTAATGGTAATGGATATCGTGGAATGATGTTCATGAATGCTATTAAGAAGTATGGGTGGGATAATTTTGAACATTTAATATTACATGAAGGATTGACACGTGAAGAAGCAATTAGTAAAGAGATTGAAACTATTGATAAGTATCAGTCAAGAAATAGACTTTTTGGATATAATAGGGATATTGGTGGAGGTTGCAATCTACATTCATTAGATACTCGCAAACTGATTGGTAGTTACCATGTGGGTAAGACACTTGATGATGAACATAAAGAAATCTTACGTAAGATACATTCACTAGACAACTATTCTAATTGGTCAGAGGCTAAAAAGAAATATCACGCTAAGGGTAAATCAGGAGCTAATAATCCTAATTATGGTAACTCAGCAAGCGTTGAAAGTAGGATTAAAATGAGGAACGCCAAGAAGAGTGTTCCGTTTTATGCCATAGATTCTGATGGTAATATTACAGAGTGGAATTATCTACGTGAGTGTGCAAGTGCATTAAATTTACAACATACTAATATAAGTAGATGCCTACGTGGATTAAGTAGAAAACACAAAGGTTATACTTTTAAATATAAGGAGAGTGAATGAAGTGAAATTACCAATTCTAATGATTGCGGAAGTATTAGAAGAATCCATTCCAGAAATAAACTGGTTTGTCAATCAAATTGAAGAAGAAGACCAAGTAAACCCCCCTTATCCACTAGGACGTATTGTAGAGTTATCTGGTGACTATGTAGATTATGCCTCAGAGCAACCTAATTATTTAACAACAACGGTTCAAGTGGATGTATGGGTGCGTGATGTACAAGAATCAAACAAATACTACTTTCTACTTGATAAAGTTATGCGAGAGCAAGGTATTCAATGTGCATATACAGAAGAAACACAAGACCAGGATTTGAAAGAAGGACGTAGAATTATTAAGCGTTATGTGTTATCACAGCGTGTCTTGTAATCAAACACAAACACATAATAATATGTTATAATTACTATAGAAACAAAATAAAACAAAGGACGTGATTATTATCGCTTTAGTCGGATTCGAGAAAGCCATTATCTCTGTACCAAAAGAAGGCGGAGTAGGCGTAGACCAATTAGTAATTGATAAAACAGGTGGAGGTACAATTGAAGCAAGTATCTCAGGAATTTCACCAGACCAAACAACCGTATATGCGTCAAATGTACCAATTTGGGTATCCGCAAAAGGTGTGGGTGAGTTAACAGCTTCATTAAACGTATTTGACCTTTACAAAAACAACGTTTATGAGCGTATTATGGGTATCACACGTGACGCAGATGGTGTAGCAATGGTTGGACAAGATACAGAAGCACCATATGTATCAGTAGTATTTGTATCAAGCACAGCAGATGGGAAGAAGATGTTTCTTGGCTTGACAAAAGGACGTTTCTCACATCCAGAATTAGCATTAAATACTACAGAATCAGGTGGAACAGAACCAAACACAGAAACAATTGAAGGTTCATTTGTAACGGACTCACGTGGTATTGCGTATATGAGTGGTGTGGAAGATGGTACTACGTTAACACTAGAAAAATTCATTAACAAAGTTAATAATGTATCAGAAGGTTAACCACTAAACCTAGTCTTAATTGACTAGGTTTTTTATTTACACACTTGAGGGATTATATGATATAATGAAGTAGTAAAGATAAATAAAACATTGGAGGAACGAAAATGATTACACTAAAATTAGAAATTGACGGAAAAACAAAAGAGTTTAAACAAAAATCAGTTAAGGTGCGCTCAATGCGTGAAATGATGAAATTCCAAGCACATATGGAAAAGGTACAATCTGGAGAGGAACAAATGTCACCCTTAGAACAAATTGACGCAATGGTTATGTTAGTGGCGGATGTATTTGACAATCCAGAAGTAAACTTTGAAACCATCATTGATGGAGTTGAAGCAGATAAACTAGAAGAAGTACTTGGTGGCGTATTTGAAGCAATTGGTGGTGGACAAGCAGCACCAGCAAAAAAGGAGAAAAAGACCTCTCAGAAATAAGTTGGGAGGAACATCTTGAAGCAATGGATAAAATGTACACAGACCTTCTATCAAGCGAGTCTGGGACATGGTCTCTATCAGAAATTAACAATGCAGATTACAACTTACTAATGGAACTATTTACAAAAGATAATAAACCTAAAAAAGAAAAACTGCAAGACCCAGTAGATTTCTTTGGTACATTTATGAGTCCACAAGATATGGCAAAAGTAAAAGGTGAGACACTTTAGCACACAGCTAGAGTGTCTCTTTTTATGTTATAATAGATTAAGAAAGTAAGTAAAAGGAGTGAAATGCATGGCACAAGATAGACCTATAGGGAATATGCGATTCGGCGTGGGATTCGATGGTGTAGATGAATCTTTAAACACATTAGATAAGTTAAATAGAGCCTTAAAACAATCAGAGTCAAGTATGAAGGCAACTATGTCAACATTTGATAAGGCTGGCCCTTCTGTTGAAGACTTATCACGCAAACAACAAGGATTAATTGATACTACAGAATTACAATCAAAGAAAATACAATTGTTGGAAAAACGTAGAGAGGAATATATTCAGACCTACGGAAAAGAATCTAAACAAGTGGCGAACGTTACAACTCAAATTAACACCGCTACTGTTAAATACAATAAGCTATCAAAAGAGCTTGATTCAACGAAACAAGCTTACATTCTAGCTAGTACTGGTGTGGATAAATACGCGTCAGCAATCAAAGACAACGAAAAGGCAATGAATGATGAAATTAAAGCATTCAAAGAAGCTGGTGATAAAGCTGGAGAGCTTGAAGCCAAACAACGTGGACTAACAAAACAAGCAGAGTTGACAGAGCAAGCCATTGAATCACAAAAACAAGCAATAAACAAAATGGCTCAAGAGTTTGGTGAATCATCTACACAAGTAGCACAAGCACAGGCTAAATTAGAAGAGTTCAAACGTTCAGCAAAAAACACAGATACACGTTTAGATGGAGTAACTAGCGCACTGTCTGAGTTGAAAAAAGAAGCTTCTAATGTAGACGATAAAGTAGATAAAGCTGGAGACGCACTTGAAGAAGCAGGTAAACAAGGCAATAAAGCGGAAGCTGGTTTTAAAAACGCCACCAAAGAATTTAGTGCCTTAGCCACAGGTTTAGCTGTTGCCATATCAACAAAAGCACTGGATATGGCAATTGAGGCAGCCAACTCTCTGAAAGAATCATTTGAGGAAGTAGTAGAAGCCTCAAATAAATTTCAAGGTAAAATGGGAATTACGAAAGGTGAATCTAAACAATTCCTAAACTTTGCGAATGATTTAGTAAAATCAGGAATGGTAGACTCATTGGAAGAAGCCCAAGAGGCTATTACACAGGTCTATCAAACAGCGGGTAAAAAAGTCACACCAGAAGGATTGAAACAATTAACCAAGTACGCCATTTCATTCAGTAAAACATTTGATACAGATGTAAATGAGACAATGCGTGGTGCGTCACGTATGATGGAAAACTATGGAATTAGTGCTGAAGAAGCTTTTGACTTACTGACAGCTGGTGCACAAAAGGGATTGAATCAATCAGATGAACTAGCAGATAATATGGCGGAATACTCTCAATTATTTGGTCAAATGGGATTTACAGCAGAGGAAACATTTAGTTTACTTGAAGCTGGTTTAGATGGTGGAGCATATAACTTAGATAAAGTAAATGATTTAATTAAAGAAATGGGTATATCCTTAACAGATGGACGTTTCGAAGAAAATGCAGACATGTTCAGCGAATCCACAAGGAACTTATTCAATGAGTGGAAAAACGGAAAAGCCACTCAGGGTGAAGTAGTTAAGGCTATGATGAATGACTTTGCGAATATGGAAGGTGGATATGACGCTCTAAACAGAGCGGGTACAGTGTGGTCTGCTCTAGGTGAAGATAACTCACTTAAAGTCATCAAAGCAATGGCTGGGGCTAGTACTTCCTTTGGTGATACTAAAGGTAAGGCAGAAGAGCTGAATAAAACTGTGGAGAATACTACAGCATGGGAAGCCTTCACTAATGGAGTGAAAGGAACGGTTAATTCAATAGCAATCTGGGCACAAGAGTTTACAAGTGGGATGATCCAACCAATTGAGAATTTCTTTAACAAAACATTGCCCAATACTTTTAAACCACTAGACGGGTTTCTAAATCAGGTTGGTACATTCGCATCAAACTTAAAAGATGTGATTGGTAAAATGTGGAGTGGAACGGACACAGTAAGTGATCAAAGTATTTTAAATAAGATGGGGTTCAGCTGGGAAAGTATCTGGGCGTTAGATGATTTCATCACACAGGTTAAAGAGAAAGGTGATACATTAATTCAGTATATTAAAGGCTTCTGGGAACTAGTTACAGGTAATGAAGCTCAGCAATTGGATGGCTACTCACTGCTGAGACAGTTAGGTATGAGTCCTGAAAGTATTGCAAAACTTGAAGAAGTTAAAAACACATTACTAAACACGTTTAAATCAATCAAAGAAAACTACTCTAAATATTTAGGAACCGTGCTTGATGTTGCTGGTAAAACATTGAGTACAATCTTTGATTTCATCATGACAAACGTGGTGCCAATAGTATTACCCGCACTAATAAGCATTATGCAATCAGTAGGTTCAGCATTCAAAGACGTATTCGGATTTCTATCAACATGGTGGGATAAGAATGGCGATAGAATTATGAAAGCATTTCAAAATTTACTGATTATCTTATCACCACTAATTGCAATAGCAATTGAATTAGTTAAGTCATTTGTCAATTCAGTGATTGGACTAATTAAAGGATTAGTTAAAGTGGTAACCGGGATTATTGATGTGTTTAGTGCATTATTAACTGGCGATTTCAGCGGTATGTGGGAGTCAATCAAAAACATTTTCTTTGGTGCTATTGAAGTTGTTTGGAACTACATTAACATCATGTTCATTGGAAAGATATTCAAAGCAGTTGGTGCATTTGGTGGTAGTATTAAAACACTATTTACTGGAATGTGGACTGGTATTAAAAACATCTTTAGTGGCAGTATAACTTCAGTTAATGGCTCCATTTCAGGATTTGTAACAAAAGCATGGAACTTCTTTAAATCACTTGGAAGTAACTTAGGTAGTACTGTATCTAACATGTGGACTGGTATTAAAAACATCTTTAGTGGCAGTATAACTTCAGTTAATGGTTTCATTTCAGGGTTCGTATCAAAAACATGGAACTTCTTTAAATCACTTGGAAAGAACTTAGGTGATACAGTATCCAACATGTGGACAGGCATTAAAAATACATTTAGTGGTGGGATTGATACTGTACTTAAGTGGGTTAAGGATTTACCTTCTAATCTAGGTAAAGCTATCTCAGATGGAGCGCATTTTGTTAAGGATGCCTTTAAAGGTATGTTTAATGCAGCATTAAAAGCTGTTGGCGGACCAGTTAACGGAATTATTGGTGGTGCAAACTGGGTACTAGAAAAACTGGGTGCAGAACCTCTACAAGAATGGGACGTACCGCAATACGCAAAAGGAACGCCAAAAGGTGGGCACCCAATCAATGGCCCAATGATGGTTAATGATGGACGTGGAGCAGAAACAGTTATCACACCAGATGGTAGAGCATTCATCCCTAAAGGACGCAACGTTGTTCTAAATGCACCAAAAGGAACGCATGTCTTGACCGCAGAAGAGACTGCACAACTTCAAGGTTCAAAAGCTCCTCGTTACCGTTATAAGAAAGGTACTAACTTCTTTGGTAACATGTGGGATAGTGTGAAACATGTTGCTGGTAATGTAGGAAACACACTGAAAAACGTAGTAGGTGATGTGTGGGACTTCATTTCAGACCCTGGAGCATTAGCTAGAAAAGTACTTGGTGGCTTAGATGTATTAGGTGGATTAACTAAGTATCCTTTAGAAGTAGGTAAAGGTATTCTATCAAAAGCAACAAAGGCCTTAACTGATAAGATTACTGATCTGTTCTCATCTGGTAACTTAGATACCTCCATAGGAACAAATGGTGTTTATAAATATTTAGCAGATGTTGCTAAGTCTGTGATGAAGAAATTCCCAGGATTCATGGTAACCTCAGGATATCGTGAAGGAGATCAATATTCCCATGGTAAACGTAACGCCATTGATATTGCCATACCAGGTGTCACAGGTGGCTCACCACGCTACACAGAAGCCGCCAACTATGCGTTTGACAAATTCGCTTCCAAGATTGGTTACGTAATAACTAATGGTAAAGTTCGTGACCGTTCAGGACAATCAGGTACAGGTATTCATGATGATTGGAGACCATGGCCACCTGGAGACCACTACGACCACGTGCATTTAAACGGTATAAAAGACCCACAAAACACGCAAATATCAGGCGATAGCGTTGGTGGGAGTGGCGTAGAACGCTGGCGTAATGTAGCCATTAGAGCGTTAAAAATGACTGGTCAATACAGTGCAGGAAATCTAAATGCATTACTAAATCAAATGCGTACAGAGTCAAATGGTAATCCTAAAGCGATTAACTTGTGGGATCCAAACGCTATGAAGGGTACACCATCAAAAGGACTACTCCAAGTGATTGACCCAACATTCAGACAGTACGCAATGCCAGGCTTCAATAGTAATATTTATGACCCATTATCTAACATTCTAGCTTCAATCAGATATGCGCTTGCGACATATGGTTCATTGGGAAGAGCATATCGTGGAGTTGGTTATGAAAACGGTGGAATCATCACGAAAGAACACATTGCAAGAGTTGGAGAAGGTAACAAGGAAGAAGTAGTTATTCCACTAACTGGTACTGGGTTAAAACGTTCAAGAGCTATGCAACTATTAGCATATGCAAATGAGAAGTTGAATAAACAGAGTACTTCAACATCGGTCACTACAGGTAACTCTACCTCTAACTCTGACTTACAAGTTATCATTGCTCTAATGCAACAACAAAATGATCTACTAATTCAACTCTTAGAAAAGAACACTGATGTTCTATTAGATGGTAAGAAATTAAATCGTGAATTGCAGAAGATAAACAAAACTGAACAAAGAAATACGAATCGTTCACTAGGGTTAATTTAATATTTACAAATAACGGTGGTTCACAACCACCGTTATTTGTGTTATAATGAATGCAAAAGGAGGAATCAGCATGGAAGAAATTTGGAAAGATATTAAAGGATATGACGGTATTTATCAAGTTAGTACTATGGGAAGGGTGAAGAGCCTAAAGCATTCTAAGGAAGGTAAGCTACTCAAAGGACGAGTTACAGGTAAAGGTTATTTATCAGTAGTCTTATTTAGAAATTCAGTTAGAAAATCAAATAGTATCCATCGTTTAGTAGCTCAAGCTTTCATACCAAACCCTGAAAATAAACCTGAGGTTAATCACATTGACGAAAATAAACTTAATAATGATGTAAGCAATTTAGAATGGGTTACCTCAAAAGAAAATAGTAATCATGGAACTAGAAACCTCAGAATACATCAAAACAAAGCTGTAACATACAATAGGAAACCTATTGTATGTGTAACAAATGGTTTAACATATGCAAGCTTAACTGATGCTTGCAAAAGTTTAGGAGTAACAAAACCCCATGTATGTTCAGTATTAAAAGGTAAACGTAAGACAACAAAAGGATATATTTTTAAATACTTAAATGAAGGAGATAATAAATAATGAGCCAAAATTATGATTTTCTACGATCCTTTACGTTTAACGGAAAAGAAACAAAACACTTGTTTCAAATTGCTAAATTGAATATCCCGTTTTTATCAAAAGAGAACGAGTTTTTTCAAGTAGGCAATACTGATGGAAAAAAATTTAGAAACACAAGATTGGGAGACTATAGTATTTCAATTGATGGATTCATCATTAAAGATAATACAGGAGTAGATGTTTCAACCGCTCTAGACCAGTTAAAGTTAATTATTAACAGTGATGAACCCAAAAAACTGATTTTTGACATCTTCCCAGATAGATATTTTAATGCTATTTTTTCAGGAGTACAGGAGTATGACGCAACGGATCTACGATACACGCCTCTAACACTGGTTTTTGATGTACCTGACGGATTAGCTCATCAAATAGAACCTAATACTTATACAAACGTATATTCTACGTCAAGAAACCTTGTTTTAGATTCTGAATATCATAAAAAAGATGTGTATTTACATCAAGGGGTTAAGTTAGCGGAAGAAAAATACAACGGCTCATCTATCGTTTACGTAGATTATAGAGAGGGTATCCCTTACGGAGGTTCAGCACAGGATGAATACGTGTGGTTGCCCATACAATCTATGAATAGACGTAACTTGCCAGAATTAAAAGTGGGTCAGGATGTAAACTTTTCAATAGAGGCTAAAGTATTAGCTATTGATGAAGATGATGAGAGACCGGAAGCAGGTAACCTAGTTTTAGAAGAATGGTCTGTCAATCCATCAAAAGTTTTGCGTACGCACTTTATTAATATACCCAAAGAAGTAGGAGACTTCAAAAAATATGGTAAGGTGATTAAAATTACAGACCCTAACACCAAAGCGCTAAATCTGAACTATGGTATTACTGGATTAGATACTATTATTCACTGGTCTAAACCAATGATGTCACTATTACCACCACTGGGGGCAACCGTTAACGCTCCATCAAATAATTCAAATGAATATAATTTGGACTATGACCCAAGTTACTACCAAACAATTAACTATGAAGCATCAACGACTGGTATTTCAGACCTAATAAAAGTAAAAAACAATGGTACTTACAAAACAACCCCTCGTTTCATTTTTACAACACAAGGTGAAAATGGTCTGGTTGCGTTAGCTAAAGATGATGGCTCTATTTTACAGTTTGGAAATCCTGAGGAAGTTGACAATGTAACAAACGTGGTTAGTCAACAAGTGGTTTCGTGGAGCTTTTATGGTAGCCAGTTACCAACAAATATGGAAGTGAATGTACCCATTGGTTCAAGCTATCCATATATGTCAAACAATCACAATACTCCAAATATCATACAAGGCTCTTGGAATATGGACTTAGATGTTGACAGTGCGCTACCTGTTTGGAAACCAGGGGAAACAAAAGAAGTGTGGCATGGTCCTACATTAAGACACGCAATTCCATTGGATTCAGTAGGTAATAGAAACGGAGAATTTAGTACACACAATCGCTTTAGATTCTATACGCCAAATCAGAAACATAGAGGACGTATAGAGTATGTTATTTCAGATGATAATGTTGAAAATTATCTAGGTTTTGTACTAAGAGACTCAGCTACAACGAACACCAACATGGTTATGGAGTGCTGGTATAAAGGTAAACTATTGAAATCAATAACGATATCACGTAAAGACTTTACAAAAGACTTCTTTGAAATAAACATGTATCGTTATAAAAAATCGTTACACTGGAGACTTGTTCAAGTAAAAGGAATAACCAACAGAAACACAGTTATTATAGACAAACAAGTTGAGTTTAATTATAATTTGGACGAAGAGGACACTACACCAATTAAGTATTGGGGTGTTTGGACTGAACGCTATCAAAACTCAAACTATATAAGACCATTCGTCACTGATACACAATTTCGTTGGATAAGTACCCATGTAGTTCAAAATATTAGAAATTATTTCCAAGAAGGAGATATAATTGAAATAGATGTTAAGTCTAGACAAATTCTAGTAAATGGTGTGGTAAATAATGAACTCAACGTGGTGGGTAATCAATGGGAGAAATTCGTATTAGATATAGGAGAAACAACGATACAACCTATTGTTTCAAGTTGGGCAAATCCTGCGGAAGTTATTTGTATTGTTGAAGAAAGTTATTTGTAGGAGGATGTAATATGGATTTTTATATAACTGATAGGAAGTTTAAACTTAAAACAATTGTTAGTACACATGGAAGTACACCTGTGAGTGTGATTGATGCAGTAGACACTAGTGTGTTGAGTACTGCATCAAGAAATTTAAAGTTAACGTTAGGGTTTAATAAAAAAGATAGTAAACTAATCAAGAGACTGGTTTCTGTAGGTGATTATGTTTTATATGTAGACCCTCAAAACAATTATACTTGGCAAACCATTATGTCAGTAGAACACAATCCTCTAATGAACACACGTACTGTTGAATGCGAAAGTGCCTCTATTGATTTAATAAATGAAACAGTTAGTGAGTATAAAGCAACTCAACCCTATACAATACAAGCATATATAGAACGCTTTGTGTATGATAGCGGTTGGGTAATTGGTATCAATGAAATACCAAATTTAACACGCACATTAGAGTGGGAAGGCGAAGCTACGTGCTTAGAACGCATCTTATCAGTAGCAACGCAGTTTGACAATGCTGAATTAGAGTTTTCGTTTGAATTTAATGGTAATAATTTAATACAACGTAAAATAAACATTTTAAAAAAACGAGGGCGTAAAACTGATATTAAATTGTATATTAATAAGGATATAAACTCAATTATAACTAAAGAAAATATTTATGACTTACACAACGCCTTGATTATAAAAGGCGGTGTTCCTGAAGGTAGTGACAAGCCAGTAGATTTAAAAGGCTATAAATGGACTGATCCAGATGGAAGATTTTTACTACGCCAGAATGACGGTATGTTGTTTGATTTAGAAAATGTGCAATATTGGTCAAGAACAAATACCAAATCTAATTGGATAGTTAGATACAAAACATATACTTCAACAGATAAACGAAGTTTATTAAATGATGGTATTTCAGAATTAAAAAAATATAGTAGTCCTATTACAGAGTATGAAGTTGATATTGCAAATATTGATGTACCTATTAATCTAGGGGATACGTTAAACATTGTGGATGAATACGAAGAATTATTTATATCTAGTAGGTGTCAAAAAATAGAATATAATTACACCACAAGCAGTATTAATGTTGAACTGTCTGATTTCAAAATTATTGACTCAGGTCTATCAAAAGAATTACAGGATTTGGCAAATTCATTTAAAGATGAAATGAATAAAAACAAGGTATACACTGTGGAAATCACACCATCTCAACCATTCTTTGTTAACGGAGAAGGTGTAATTACTTTAAGTGCTACGGTTAAAGAAAATGGATATGATGTTACCAGTTCATTTACAGAATTTAAATGGAGTAGATATAAACTGGATGGTACATTAGATGATTGGTCAACTACAGGGCAGACAATCAATATAACAGCAGATACAGAACTGCGCTACACATACAATTGTGTAGCTTCAAATTAGGAGGGTTATCGTGGAAGTTAGTGGTAAAATAGTAATAAACAACATGTCAATAAAAACAAGTCAAGGTGTAGTATCATGGCAAGAGGAAGAGCCAAGTAACCCTGTAAATGGTGACACGTGGTTTAAAGTAGTTAATGGCGTAGCGGTAAACGCTTATAATCGTAAAAATAATGCTTGGGTTGAAGTTGAATTTGCAAGTCAAATTATAGCAGAGGAATTAATAGGTAAGATAATAACTGGTTCTGAGATTAATGGTAGTGTTATTAACGGTGGTGAGTTTAATAACACATTTACAGAACCAGTTGGCACTAATGCAACTTTAACAGGTAATACCACCATTCAACGTGGAATCATTGAAACACAGTACGATATCAATGATAGTACAACAAGCGCATTATTGTCTAGCGGTCGTCAAACATGGAATGGGGTAAATATTGAGTCAGTACAAAAAGGTGCGGATAACTTACCGCTTGCAAGTTCTACATTTGGAGCAAAAGGAATAGACATATATAACAAAGAACACCATAGTCAATTCGGAATGGTTCATCTAGGATATCAAGATCTGATGACCTTACCAAAAAAAGAGATTGTTGAATATAGTGCAGACTTTGCACCATATTCAGTTGGTCAAGAACCATCAGCAGAACGATATATGAGAACAGTACAATTGTATGGTGCTTTTACAAACAAGAAAAAAATACCAGCCAACGTTGGTCACGAACCACTATATATGGGAACTCTACCTTTTGGATATAGACCTTCTGGAACAGTACGTTTTGTAGTACCTGGTAGTGGTGTCACTAGATATGTATTACAAATAAATAGTAATGGTAGAATGTATATGTATAACATGGGTGGCTGGAACGGTTCTTCATATACTATCGTTGACGTTAACCCAGGCTCATGGTTAAATGTACAATGTAATTTTATTGCTGGAAATATTTAGGAGGTTTAAAATGGAGATTAGAGAATTATTTAAACAGGAGTATATTAATAGATGTTTAGAAAACAATGAACCGCTGACTGGATATATTAAAGAATTATTCGACAAGTGTCTTATAGAAGTGTGTCATAACTCACCATTTGAAATGGATAAATTTTTACAATCTATCGTTAGTGATTGGCAAGAAGTTAATGCTACAAATAATGAGACTGACCTAAAACAACAAGTAGAAGACTTAACTAAACGTGTTGAAGAGCTTACTAATACTATAAATCAAAAATAGCCCTCATTTGAGGGCTTTTTATTTGCTTTTAAACGCATAATCACCCACCTAACAAAATTTAAATGCCTTAGAATGCTCGTGAGAGACACACTATTTCGCTTATATAGATGTTATAATGATTACAGACCTAGGAAATGAGGTGATAAATGAATAGGAGTGTTTTGCTATGAACTTAAACGATAAGGAGTTTGTGTCATTAAAGGAACAGTTAGCAAGAATTGAGGTTATGCTTGAAGATATACCTGAGATTAAAGCTGACTTAAAAGAGTATGGAACTCGCTTAGAGCGTCAATCTGAAAAAGCAGATAAGGCGTACACCATGTCCATGCAGAATAGAGAAGCACTAGCTGACCTTAAAAACAGCTACACATGGTTAACTCGTACAACTGTTGGCGCAGTTATTGGAGCATTAATTAGTATTGGTTTATCCTTATTTATGAATTAGGAGTGATGTAGAATGAAAAAAATCAACTGGAAAGTTCGTTTTAGCAAAGACAACCTAACATTTATCTTGCGTTTTATTGGCGCATTAGCAGTACCTATCCTAGCATACTTTGGTTTGAAGTTTGAGGATATTACATCCTTTGACACATTATTGGATGTATTGGTCAGAGCAGTAAGTAACCCTTACGTATTAGGCTTAACTGTGATTAACGCATTAAATATGATTCCAGACCCAACAACTAAAGGTATTACAGATAGTGAAAAAGCATTAAACTATACAGAACCAAAGAAATAAGAAAGAGAGTGATAAAATGGTAGAGGTTATTAACAAAACAGTCACACGTGGAGTAGCTGGACGTAGACCAGGTGCAGTAAAAGGCGTGGTATTCCACAACACATGGGGTAACTCAACAGCTAAACAAGAGGCTAATCGTTTAGCAGCAATGAACAATAATCAGTTAGCTGCTGGATTTGCGCATTATTATATTGACAAGAATACAATCTGGCGTACTGAGGATACTTACAATGCAGCTTGGCATACAGCTAACTCTGATGGTAATACAAACTATATTGGTTATGAAGTGTGTGGTAACGATCAAACACCATTGAAAGACTTCTTGCAAGCTGAAGAAAATACTTTTTGGCAAATTGCGCAAGATTTGAAATACTATGGTCTACCAGTTAATCGTAATACAGTACGTTTACATCATGAATTTTCAGCCACACAATGTCCTAAACGTTCGTTAATTATTCACACTGGCTTCAACTCAACACAGGCACAGCCAGCTAATGTAACTAACGCAATGAAGGACTATGTGATTAAAAACGTTCTTAAGTATTACAATAACCCTAGTTTAAAACCAGATGGTAAAGCACCATCCACTGGTGGACAAACACCTCCAAGTGGTGCTAACGTAACACCTTCAACACCTAGCCAACATGATAAAGCCGTTGCTAATACAAAACCTAAACATCAAGGTAATGCATGGGGTAAACTTGACTACTTTAATGGTCATGGTAAAGATCAGATTCGTGTGGCTGGTTGGTTAGTTCCTGATAAACCACAAGGACCAATTGGAACATATGCTTATGTAATCTTCATGCAACATGGAACAAACAAAGAAGTGACACGTGTTCAGTCTGCTGGTATTAAACGCCCAGACGTGAAGAAAGCATATGGCTATCAAGGTGGGCAAGAGCTTGGATTTGACGTAACTGTTAAGAAAGCTCAGTTCAAAGGTAAAAAAGTTGATGTTATCTTGCGTAGAGCGAATAAAGCTAATGGTGAAGACGCAGTAAATGATGTACGAATTGACTCAATCTATTTGAGTCTATAATAAAAAAAACCACTGGGTTAACCTAGTGGTTTTTTTTGTTTTTAAATGGGTAATCAACACTACTCTTCCTCTTTATTTAAATTCTTCCCATTTGTTTGGTGCAAACCCCATGCTTACAAACTCACCA